GGCCTTTGCACCCTCGTCAAGGTGGGCACCACCGAGTGGGTCGCCACGGGGAACGTGACGTGACCGGCGTTACGGCGATCATGGCTGGGATGGGAGGCGGGGACAGGCTCACGCTGGCTGGGTACACTGACTCCGCCCTCGCCACTGCACCGGCTACTGCTGGCGTGGGGTACCAGCTCACGAGCGGAGGCAAGGAGCAGGGCGGTATCGGCACGGCGAGCAGCATACTCTACAGCGACATCGGCGACTGGGTCACGCCGACGAGCAACGCCAACTTGTATGAGGCGCGCGCGACGCTCAATTCGGGTGCTGTGTCTTCCGGCACTACAGGCAGCTGGCTGGCGCTCACATCTACCCGCACGTGGACGGTGACACGCTCGGTGATCGGTACGGCGAGTGCCAACCTGACGATTGAAATCCGGCTCGCCGGTGGGCCGGGAACCATTCTCGCCAGTGCCACCGTGAGCATGACTGCAGACGTTTCGTAGGGGGCTGCGAATGACTGACAAATCGAAAAACGCCAAGGCGCAACGGCCCCAGCAGCCCACCCCGGGCGAATTCGTAGAAGCGGAGTAAGGCACCATGTTGGAACAGCTCATCGCCCGCGTCTTCTACGCGCGCAACCTCGCGCACTGGAACCACTGGCGCACGGACAGCTACGCCCAGCACAAGGCTCTCGGTAAGTTCTACGACGGCGTCATCGACAGCCTCGACGCCCTCGTCGAGGCGTATCAGGGTGCATTCGAGCTGGTTGGCAACATCCCCGCGCCCGCCAACGCAAAGAGCACCGACGTCCTCAAGATCCTAGAGGACGATAGCGCGTGGATCGAGAAGAACCACGAAGAAATCTGCAAGGGCAACCGCGCCGTCGCCAACCTCATCGACGAGCTCAACGGCGTGTACCTGAGCACCATCTATAAACTCCGCCACTTGAAATAGGGTCGCCCCGCCATGGACTACCAAGTTCTCTTCAACATCGCCTTCACCGCAGCCGGCTTCCTCGGCGGCTGGGTTCTCAACAACATGACGAAGGCGATCGAGCGGCTCGACGCGGACGTGCGGGACATGCCCAAGACCTACGTCGCCAAGGAAGACTGGCGCGAGGACATGAAGATGCTCAAGTCTGACATGGACAAGGGTTTCGACAAGCTCGACAAGCAACTCGGCACGATCTTCAAGAAGCTGGACGGCAAAGAAGACAAGAACTGAGCCATGGCACGCAGCAACTTCCCCGCCGCGCTCAAGGAGCTGTTGATCCACGAGGGTGGCTACGTCAACCATCCCCAAGACCCGGGTGGCCGCACCAATCTCGGCGTGACGCAGCGCGTCTATGAGGCGTGGGTCAAGCATCCCGTCGACGAGAAGATCATGCGCAGCCTCACCGTCGACCACGTGCGCGCCCTCTACAAGGCCAACTACTGGGACGCGCTCAAGGCTGACGACCTGCCGATCGGTCTAGACCTGTGCGTCTTTGATTTCGGCGTGAACGCCGGCGTCGGTCGCGGCGCGCGTTACCTGCAGCGCCTCGTCGGTGCGCGGCAGGACGGCGTCATAGGTCCCGCGACTTTAGCCGCCGTGCGCGAGTACGTAATCCAGAACGGTCTCGCGGGCGCCATCAACGCCTACCAAGACAGCCGCGTAGACTACTACAAGCAGCTCCGCACCTTCAAGACCTTTGGTCGCGGCTGGCTGCGCCGCGTCGAGGAAGTCCGCAAGGAAGCCCTGCGTATGGTGAAGCCATGAAGGCCGTCCGCTACATCAAGGCTCGCCTGAAAGAGCGCAGCTCGTGGGTCGCCATTGTCGGCGCGATCACTGTGGCTTCGGCTCTGGGCTGGCCGTGGGATCTCGTCGCTGCGGCTGCTGGTGTGATCGGCGTTCTGGTTCCAGAGGGCCAAGACGATGTTTAGCGCCGGATTGCTGTTTGCCCGCGTCTCGGGACTGCTGAAGCGCGTTCCTTGGCAAGTGTGGGCGGTGTTGGCCCTGATCGCCTGTGTGCTGTTCTACGGCTCCCACCGGGAGGCTCAGGGGTACGCCAAGGCCGAAGCCTACTGGAAGGCCGAGATCGACGCGCTCGAGGGCGAGCGTCAAGCGGCGCTTGACAGTGAAGAGGCCGCCCTGCGCCAGATTGCAAAGGACACCGACCGCAATGTTGCCAAAGAACGTGAAGCTAATCGTGATCGCACTGAGCGGTTCATTGCTCTTGGCGGGGTGCGCCAAGCCTGCCCCCGTGATCGTAGCCCCGAAGATCGAGGCGCCGGAAGCGGCGCGCCCGTGCGTGAAGAGGCCGAGCTGGATGGAGCCGAGCGACTGCCAGAGGTAGTCTCCGTTCTGCCTGACGACGTGCGGATCTGCACGGACAACACAATACTCGCCGAAGAACTTCGAGCGCTGATCCTCAGCCTTGAGGCCCGAAATCGGAGCGCAGACAATGCCCCAGAAGCCGCTGACAGACGAGCAGCTCCTAGAGACCCTTCGCCTCTTCACTGAGTACGGCAGTGTCAAGGAAGCCGCGCGTATAGCCGGCATAAACCGGCACACGTTCCAGACGCGTAGCGACTAGGTAGCTGTGCAACCGCCGCGAACATGATATAAGGGAACCGACATGGCTACCACGATGACTTTCACGACGCTCAAGCAAGACGTCCAGCGCTACCTCGAGCGCGGGTCTTCGTTTGCCAGCGACCCGATTGTCTTCGAGCAGATCCCGCGCCTGATCAACCTCGCCGAGCGGCGCATCGCGCGCGAGCTGAAGGTCCAAGGCTTCATCAACGTGGTGTCGGGCGCGCTGACCACCGGCCAGTCCGTCTACCCCAAGCCCGACCGCTGGCGAGACACCGTGTCGATCAATATCGGCACAGGCGCGGGCAACGCGACGCGCAAGACGGTCTTCACGCGCGACTACGAGTACGTCCGCAACTACTGGCCGAACGAGGGTGAGACCGGCGAGCCGGTCTTCTACGCCGACTACGACTACAACCACTGGCTGTTTGCTCCGACGCCGGACGCGGAATACCCGTTCGAAATCCTCTACTACGAGCTGCCCGCGCTGCTGGACGACACCATCCAGAGCAACTGGCTCACGGAATTTGCGCCGCAGTTGCTGCTCTACGGCACGCTGCTTGAGGCGACGCCCTTCCTCAAGAACGACGAGCGCATCCCCACTTGGCAGAATATGTACGACCGCGCGGCGGCCATGCTCAACGGCGAGGATCTTGCCAAGATCCTTGACCGCTCGGCTGCGCGCAAGGAGGCCTGATCGCGATGAGCTACACCCAAATTTTCGGCGGCACGACGATCTATCCCTCGGACGTCTCGTATCTCGCGCTCAGCCTCACCGGCGACACCGAGCTCGACTGGCCACTCGACACGTCTGGCACACTCGCACCTGTTGCGCGTATCATCGACATCACGCCCTCGGGGGCGTATTCGATCGACATGCCTCCCGCCGATCAGACGGGCACGGGGCAGACAGTCCTCTTCAACAACCTCGGCCCCTCTACCGTCACGATCCGCAACAACGCAGGCGGGACGCTCCTCAGCATCGCGGCGGGCGAGCAGTGGCAGCTGTACCTCACGGACAACAGCACGGCTGCGGGAACGTGGCGCACCTTCCGCTACGGCGCCGCGACGGCGCAGGCACAGGCATCTGCCCTTGCTGGTTTTGGCCTGATCGCCACCGGTAGCACGCTCTCCCAGCAGTATCCCGTGCTGGAGTTCAACGCGAACTTCTCGGCCACGGCGGCCAACCGCGCCAGCACCCTTGCGTGGACGGGAGCCAGTGGCACGCTCACGCTGCCTGCGGCGGGCTCTGCCGGCAGTGGCTGGTTTACCAACGTGCGCAACGCGGGCACGGGCGACCTTACCGTGGACCCGAACGGAACGGAGCTTATCAACGGCACGACCGTTCTCGCGCTGCGCCCGGGTGATAGCGCCACGGTCATCAGCAATGGAGTGGGCTGGTACACTATCGGCCTCGGTCAAGAGCCGGTGTTTGCCTTCGACTACACGTCGATCGACCTGACCGGCGAGAGCAGCCCGTACACCCTCGCAGGCGCAGAGTTGAACCGCATCGCCTACAAGTTCGTCGGCACGCTGACGGCGAACATGGAAATCGTCGTCCCGCCGACGATCCAGCAGTACTGGGTCGACAACCGCACGACCGGCGCGTTCTCCCTCGGCGTCCGCGCGCCTGCGCAGCCGGTCCCCTTCGACGTCGCACAGAACAGCCGCGCCATCCTGTACTGCGACGGGGCCGACGTGGTGAACGCCGCGACGGCGGGCATCGCGTTCCCGATCGCGGTATCGGCGGGCGGCACTGGCGCGACGAGTTCCGGCGCGGCCCTCGTGAACCTCGGGGGCACCTCTACCGGCATCGGGATCTTCACCGCAGCGGCCACCGGTGACGTGTGGACGATCCTCGGGCCCGCGCCCACCGGCACGGTCGACGGCGGGGTCTTCTAGTGTCGCAGCCGATCGTCATCCGATCTATGCCGGGCATCAAACGCGACGGCACCAAGTTCGAGGGCGACCAGTACGTCGACGGCCAGTGGGTGCGCTTCCAGCGCGGCCTCCCGCGCAAGATCGGCGGCTACCGCGCCATCAACAAGTTCGTTGTCGGCCTGCCGCGCGCGATTTCGGAGTTCACGCAGGACAAGCTGACATACCTGCACCTCGGGTCGGCGGAGCGCGTCGAACGGCTGTTCATCGACACCAGCTACAACACGAGCGTGATCACCGACCGCACACCGGCGTCGGGCTTCACTATCGACGCCAACAACCTCTGGCAGTTCGCGGTCGCGTACGACACGACGAACGGCAACCAACTCGTGGCGCAGGTCGCGCCCAACCTCGACTGCATCTGCAACAGCCTCGGCGGAGAGGTCTTCACGGGAGACCTTCTGGGCACCGGCGCCCTCGTGCCGGTGCCGGGGGCGCACAAGCCTGCCAACTTCAACGCGTCCGGCGGTGTGGTGGCGCTGCCGCCGTACACCTTCGTGTACGGCAACGACGGCTACGTCGCGTGGTCTCAACCCAACAGGCCCGACCACTACACTGCCAGCGGCTCGGGCAACGCCTACGTGACGTCGCAGAAGATCGTCAAGGGCATGCCCCTGCGCGGCGGCCCCGGCAACAGTCCGTCGGGCCTCTTCTGGTCTGCGGACGCGCTCATCCGCGCGAGCTATGTCGGCGGCACGGCTATTTTCCAGTTCGACACGATCAGCACGCAGACGTCGATCCTCTCGGCGAATTGCGTCATCGAGTACGACGGCGTCTTCTACTGGGTCGGCACCGATCGCTTCCTGATGTTCAACGGCGTGGTGCGCGAGATCGAGAACAACCTCAATCTCAACTTCTGCTTCGACAACCTCAACACGGCGCAGAGGCAGAAGGTTTTCGCCGTCAAGGTGCCGCGTTATGGCGAGATCTGGTGGTGCTTCCCGAAGGGCACGAGTACCGAGCCGAACCATGCGGTCGTCTACAACGTGCGCGAGAACACGTGGTACGACACGCCGCTGCCCAACGGCGGGCGCGGCGCGGGTATCTTCCCGACCGTGTTCCAGAAGCCGATCATGACTGGGGTGGAGCCGCAGAGCTTCATCGGCATCGACGTGTCGCTGGTCGCCGGTGGTGCTGGCTACACGGCAGGCGACACGCTCACTGTGGTCGGCGGCGACGCCGGCATACCCGTCGAGCTGACTGTGCTGACGGTAAGTGGTGGGGGCGCTGTCACCGGCGTGCAGGTCTCGAACACAGGCCGGTACACCACCCCGCCGACCAATCCGGTCAGCGTCACCGGCGGCACAGGCACCCTCGCGACGTTCACGATCGACTTCGTGGCGCCGTACCAGACGTGGGTTCACGAGGTGGGCACCGACGAGGTCGACGGCCAGATTGCGCGCCCGATCCGCTCGTTCTTCGAGACCGGCGACATCTCACTGCCCGTCACCGGCGTCCCGCGCGCCACGCAGGTGCTCATGCTTGAGCCGGACTTTGTGCAGAGCGGCGACATGACGGTGCAGATCATGGGCCGCGCAAACGCCCGCGCACCGGAGGTGAACGGCGAGATCATGACCTTCCCGGACACGGCCACCACGCCGGACCAGCAGGTGGTGCGCTTCAAGGAGCAGCGCCGCGAGCTGCGCTTCCACTTCGAAAGCAACGTCCCGGGGGGTGATTACCAGATGGGTCAGGTGCTCGCGCATGTGCGGGCCGGAGACGGGACGACACTCGGGTGATTGATCCGAAAAGAATGACTTGGCAAGACTGGGCGTCGTCGGTTATACTGACGATCGGCGACGCTTGGTCTTTCGGCACTCCGCCGGACGAGACCAAGTGGCAAGATTGGGCATTAGGGCTAGTACGCGCGTCGCCTTTTACGCAGCGCACCCTTCCTGATCCTTTCATGTTCTCGGACTGGCGCGAATGGGCAATGCGCGTGTATCCGATGCTTGAGGATAGAGGTTGATGGTGTACGTTCCCGGCTTCACGAACATGCTCACCCAGCCGGAGTATACCGGCGGCCCTGCGCGCGTTAACCTACCCCTCGGCGTGCAGCCCACTGCGCCTGCGGTTATGACGGCCACCGGCGTGCAGCCCACCGCGCCGGCGATCATGTCCCAGCCCGCAGCGCCGACGACCTACGCGCCCTACGTCCCCGCGACCCAACCGCGCCTGCGGGAGGCGGCCTACACGCCGCGCGATTTGCAGAACGCGGGCTACCTCGACGAGCGGTCGATGGAGCCGGAGGAAGGCTTCCGCCGCGCCGACCCGTCGTTTACGCGGCGCATCAGCGACAGCAACACGTACTACACTGATCCCGACACCGGCTTCTTCTATAACCCCGACGCATCGCGCGTTGGTCAGTACTTCACCACTAACCGTGGCGGCGCGGCTACCGCCGGGGGCGCGGGCGGCTTTGCCGAGTTCAACCCGAACGCCACGTACCGCCTCGTCAACGTGGCTGACGGCGACAGCGTCGTCTACGAGGGCGTCGGTCGCGAGGGCCTGATCGGCGTGCAGGGCGCGGCGCAACGTTTCGCGCAAGAGCAGGGCGATCAGGGCGACTGGCGCGTCGAGCAGATGGACCCAACCAGCGGCCAGTGGTCGACGGTGGCGCGCGACACGCGGCCCAGCAACATCGCAGGGCTAATCGCCGACATCGCGCTGCCTGTCGCTGGCGCGATCCTGCTGCCCGGCGTGGGCGGCGCGCTTGGTGGTGCGCTCGGCGCTGGCCTAGGCGCGGCGGGCGGCTCCGCTCTGTCGAGCGTGGCGCAGGGCCGTTCGCTCACCGACACACTGCTGCGCGCGGGCCTCTCGGGCGTCGCGGCTGGCGGCCTGTCGGCGGTGGGCGGTGCGCCCTTCCTAGGCGGGCAGGGAGGACTTCTACCCACCGGGGGCGTTCTTCCGACTGTGGGCGGCGGGTTTAACGCCACCTTGGGCAGTGGTGTGGCGAGCGGTGTGGGCGGCGCCCTTGGCGGCTCGATGGCCGCCGCAGGCCCCGCCGCGCAGGCAGCTCTCAACGCAACGCTCCCAGAGATCGTTGTGCAAGGCGCGCTTGGCAGCGGCCTCGGCGCTGGCCTCGGAGCCACCGCAGGCGGCGCTATCGGCGCGGGGCTTGGCTCTGCGGCGGGGAGTGCCTTGGGCGCCACCGGGACGGGCGGGGGGCAAATTGACGTTGTGCGGCCAAGGCCCATTCAGGAAGAGTTCGACGCGGTGTTTTCCCCGCCGCCGGTCAGCCCCTCGGTCACAGAAACTATCGGCAACCCGATCACTGTCACCGCTGACCCCAACGCGCCTGCGGCCATCGACGCAGCGACTGCGGCGTCCATAGCGGCGGGCGTCATTCCTACGGGGGGTATACTTGCATCTGGTCAGCCGCCGACGGGCGGCGAGACGACCCTCGAAACGGACAGAGGCGTCCTTGACCGGCTGCAGGACCGCCTCGGGGAGCTTGGCCTCTCGGATTATCTGCGCCTAGCGGGGGTCACATTGCCGCTGCTCGACGGCCTCGGTGGTGGTGGTGGGCGTCGAGGTGGTCTCAATACGATCCCCGCAGGCATGTTCGGCGGGTCTGGCGTCTTCGGCGGCTCGCTCCCGCGCCCCACACTGCCGGGCGCGTCGACTGGCTTCGCACCGCGTGCGCCCTCTACCCTCCGCCCGCAGACCACGCAGGACTGGTATCGCTACGGCTACGGCCCTGAGCAGAGCTTCTTCAGCGACGTGCCGGAGGGCGAGGAAAACAAGAGCCAAGCGTACACGGGGTACGCCCTTGGCGGCATGGCCGGCGGCGGCATGCGCGGCATGCCCCGCGACGGTTTCGCTGTGAACGGTCCCGGCACGGGGCGTAGCGATGAAATTCCGGCGATGCTAAGCGACGGCGAATATGTTATGGACGCCGAAACCGTCGCACTCCTCGGCGACGGGTCGTCGAAGGCGGGGGCGGATCGCTTGGACCAGTTTCGCGCAAACGTACGCAAGCACAAGGGCCGCCACCTCGCCAAGGGCGACTTCAGCGTCAACGCCAAGCGGCCCGAGCATTATCTGAAAGGAGGCCGTGCGTAATGGCCCTAGCACCCACACCCGGATTGGCGACCATGTCCGCGCAAGACGCGACGCCTAGCGGCTCGACCACAGGCGGCGGTTTCAACATTGGCGCGTTCCTCACCGAGGGCCAGCAGATCCCCGAGGGCTCAGCCCTGCGCGCCACGCAGAGCCAGACGGTGCTGCCCGAGTGGTACACCAACTACGCGATGGAGCTGCTCGCCAACCAGCAGGCCCTAGCCCAGAGGCCGTTCCCGACCGCGCCGATGCCGCGCGTGGCGGAGTTCTCGCCGACGCAGCAGCAGGGCTTCGCGATGACCGGCCAAGCGGCGGGGGCCTACCAGCCCGCCCTCGGACAAGCCACGCAGGCCACGCAGCAGGCGATCGGTGCGCCCGGCGGCCTTGGCGCGGCGCAGCCGTATCTCACGCAGGCTGGGCAGACGAGCGTTGCCAACATCGGCCAGTACATGAACCCGTACATGGAGCAGGTGGTTGACCGCATCGGCCAGCTCGGCGTGCGCAATCTCAGCGAGCGCATCCTCCCCGAGGTCGAGGGGCGCTACATCGCCGCCGGTCAGCTCGGCTTCGGTGGCCGCCAGCCGGGCATGGGCACGCCCTCGGGCATGATGACGGACACGGCGCGCGCCGTCCGCGACACGCAGGAAGCCATCCTCGCCGAGCAGGCAGGCGCTTTGCAGCGCGGCTACAGCGAGGCGGCGGGCCTCGCTGGCACCGACCTCAGCCGCCAAGCGGCCCTCGCCAGCACGGCAGGCTCGCTCGGTGGGCAGGATCTCAGTCGCCAGCTGGACGCATCGCAGCAGCTTGCTGGTCTCGGCGCGCAGGCGCAGCAGCTCGGCCTCACTGGCGCGGGCGCGTTGCAGCAGGTCGGCGGCGTGCAGCAGTCGCAGGCGCAGCGCAACCTCGACGTGGCCTACGAGGACTTCCTCCGCCAGCAGGGCTACCCGCAGGAGCAGATCAACAACATGCTCGCCACCTTCCAAGGCGTGTCGCAGCGCATCCCGACCGGCGAGCAGATCTTCGGCATCGAGCCGACTGGACGTCCGGCGGACCTTGGATCGGGCACGGCGGCGTCGATCGGCGGCGTGCTGGCGGGCATAGGCTCCATTCTTGCGGCAGGAAGATAAGGCGTCATGGACGAAGATCTTGAAAGCGAAGACACGAACCCCGAGCTGGCGGCTCTGTCGGGCAATTACCCTGAGCTGGCGGGTAAAGACCCGTCCGATGTCCTGCGTGGGTTGACCGCTCGGCAGTTTTCCAACATCCAACAGCAGCGCACCGCTCGGGAGCGGGTCTCCGCGTCGAAGCGCGCAGCCTTCGAGGCAGGTCTGGAGGAAATAAAGCAGCGTCGCTACGGCGCCCCGACCACCAGTCAGCAGCTCGCCGCGCTGTCGCAGGCGCTACTCGCCCCGCGCCGCCAGCGCGGCATAGCGGGTACCTTCGCCAACCTCGCGCCGGTTTTCGGCCAGATGGCGACGTTGCAGACCAGCGCAGAGGAAAAGCGCGCGGAGGCAGAGCAGCGGTTGCGTCAGCAGTACGCCAGCGACACCGACGCGGCCATGC